CCCTTGGCGACGATTCTGGCGGGGTATTGGCTACATTTAAAAATATTATATCACATGTGATATAATACATCGAGATGCATGTGACGCTTGTGTACACGTCACATGGCTGTGGAAAAAGCTGTGGAAAACTTTAAGACTTTTTCCACAAGAGCTGTGGAAAACTCTATTGATATCTCAATCCTACCATAAATCTCCGAGATTCTTGATACCTTGTGCCAGTTTGTTGAACTGTCCACTATATCCGCCGAAGGCAGATTTTTTTGATATTGTACATGAGTCGTCGGGAATTTCCCATGAAAACCAGCACCAAATTCACCATCCAATTGAACGATGAGGAAATGTATTTCCTTCGTGATCTTGTTCGGATTGGTATGAAGTCCAAGTATTATCAAGAATATAGCAATGAAGAGTCGGATGATGTCGAATATGATGATATCAAGATGGAACAGATTCTAGCAGCTCGTAAGTTCGTTCAGCTGCTCCCAGTGTCTGATATTGATGCACTGTTTGATGAGACACTGTTTGAAGGTGTGACAGTCTGATAAGCTGCACAAGGGGGCTTGTGAAAGCCCCCATTTCGTTCTATTGTACTCAAGTCGTCAGGAATTCACCATGAAAACTATCCGAATTCAAGTCGAAACTTATGATGGTTGCCGTACCATTTGGTATGAAAAGTCTAAGCTGAAGAACCCCACCGATGCTATCAGCAAGCGTGTGAATGAGCAGCTTTGTGGTTTGAATCTTAAAAGGATCGAAGTCTCACTGGCACCGGCTACAGTGTGACAGTCTAGAAAGTGTCACAAGGGGGGTTGCGTTCCCCCTAGTTTCGTTCTATTGTAACTTTGTTCTCAAGAAAACACATGGGATTCGTTGAAGGTTTGATTAACGAAGGTTTCGTCTTCGATGATGAAAACTATGATGGTTGTTATGTAAAACAAGACTCCGAAGGTTTCATTCACTGTTATCAGGAAGGTGAAGACTTCGGTGAGTGGAATTATGTGAAAATGACATCCGATTTCGATGTCATCACTGAGAAAACTTTCACCCTTGATTGATACAATGCAATTCCAAGTTACTGAAATCGAGTTTGATTTTGAGACGGATGATGATGACTTTCCAGAACATCAGTTTAGTAACATTACCGATGAAACCATCGGTATGATTTGGGAGGCAGATGATGAAGATGATCTAATCGAAGAGATCACATGTGCCACAGGTTGGTGTATCAAATCCATCGACTATCGTATCATTCTTAACTAAAACAAATGAACAACAACATTCGTGAATGGGCTGATCGTCAAAGCGTACTTGAAATGTATGCTGAAGTGATCATGGATTCCATGGACATGAAAACAATGGAACAGTTCGTGTTTGATACTCTTTGTGAGAATCTTTCACTGTATGATGATCAAGAACTCATCACTGAGATTCGTGACACTTATGGGGATGAATTCTTCACTGAAAATCAAATAGAATTGCCGGAGGTGTGACAGTCTGGGAACTGTCCACTAAATCCGCCGATCCCCCTAAAATCGTCTATTGTTAACAAGTCGTCAGGAAAGCACAATGGATTTCGACACAATCGACACCGACATGTTCAGTGAGATTGCTGACATGCCTGGTGAAATCTTCGACATCTCCGATGAAGATCGTGAGGAAATGGCAAAGGTATTTGCTATGTCTGAAGAGGAGTACTATTACTATTGGAACTCCGATGACATCTACGTTGCTGAAGCAAAATGATCAACAATCCTTACATTCAAACTCTCGTTGAAATGGGTTACGATGAAGCTGATTGCCGTATGGCAATTGTTCCTCGTGATGTATCCTATCCCCGTGAAATTCACGGTAGGGTGTACAACACCAAAGCAGAATACGATGAAGCACTTGCTGACTTTCTGAACGGACTTTGATCATGATTCGCTACACTCGCAACCTCAAAGAACTCGTCTGGTATCAAGAACTCATCTACAAAGACGATGTGTTCATTGGTGAAATCTTCACTAACATCGAAGGTGATGGCTATCTGTTGAAGAAAGCCTACAACATCATGTTAGCTGACAATACTCCAATCTATGCTACCAAAACTGTAGCACAGTTTGAGACAGTTTGTGATGCTAAAGAGTTCGTCAATCAAGCCAACGGTATCTGAAATGTTCACAACATCCTTCGCCTACGGTGAATCCTACGGTGTCAAAGATCGTTCCTATGATGACAGCCATTGTTGGGAGGATTGCCTCTCTGGGGATGAGTATGAAGAATGGCTAGATCGTAGGCGGTTTGAGCAATCAAATCCCTATGGGGTGTGACAGTCCCCGAACTGTCCACAAAACCCGCCGCACCCCCGAATCCGTTGTATTGTATCTAAGTCGTCAGGAATTCAACCCATGCGAGTCATCGAACGCAAGATGAACAAAGCTATCACCAATCGTCAAGATTGGAAACTTGCTAACACTGAGGTTGTCACTTTCACCAACCATTCTGATGTCTACCTGCACGGGCACTTGATTGCTCGTATCGGTGAGACTTGGATCGAATTGTTTGATGGTGGTTGGCAGACTGCTACAACCAAGTCCCGTCTGAATGCTATTCTTCATGAACATGGTTGCCCTGGTGAGTATGTCTTTCAGAAGAACTTTGATTGGTTCATTAACTACAACGGTGCAACGATTCCGTTCTTCTCAGGGATGCGATTGAACTGAGTGGGGTATATCCCCTCTCTTTTTTTGCCCAATCATTTGCTGCTCTTTTCCATGAAAACTCGTTACGAAGTTCGCTACCAAACTCCTTACAATCAGTGTGAGTGGCGTTCACAATGGTTCAACACTCTGGATGAAGCCGAACGGATGGTAGAGTTCTATCTATCCTGCGGCAGCAAATCTTACATCGCCCCCTGAACTTTTGTCCTGGTGATGACATTAAACTCACCGATAATTCTTTACACTTTCCACAACAACATCATGTCCAAATCGCTTTACATTTCGATGCTTCGTCAGGGTAGCACTGGCAATGAAATCCTGAGCATTCTTGATACTTTCATGAATGATGAGGTAGGCTATACTGTCGTGGAGGCCCATGATCTAACTGATAAAGTGGCACAGGCTATCAGCCCCATCATCGCCCCTACGCTTCAGCCTGTCCAGTTCTAAAACTGTCCACCAAATACGCCAGGGGGTTCGTTCTCCTGTATTCTTAAAGAGTCAAAGGAATCCGACATGAGCAACACCCTCTCCCAGCGAATCTACCGTCAACTGTTCACTGAAGATCAGTGGGAGTTGATCTACAACTTCGTTGGAAATGCACTGGATAATGATGACTTCAATGCGATGGATGTCTATGCGATTCGTTCTAAGATTCACCTGATTCTTCATGAGCAAGTGGTTAACCACCAGACTACTCCTTGCGACTGAGCTTCACTGAACACTTCTACATTTTCACTCTCATGAGCATCACCGAACTGGCAACATCTTCCACTCTGGACATCATCCTGGCTGAAGTTCGTGGTGAGGTAGTGTATACCAAACTCCCCACCAAGAAACCCAGCAAATCGCTGCTCGTGATGAGTCAGACTAAGGGCAACCGCTGTCGCACCAACCGCAGCAGTGGCACCAACTTTGTTACTTCTATCGCCTGAGGAGAGCTATCATGGAAACTGTGAACATGGACTGGATTGCTGAATTTCTGGCTGAGGATGATGATGAGCTAGATTGGTATGAAGATCTGTCTGCTGAGTATGATGCAGAGGCAGTAGATTAGGGTGCTGATGGGGTAGCACGAAGTCTTCGTGTTGCCCCCTTTAAGTGTTGAGCAGCAGTTGTATGTTGTGTGGTTTGTTATAGCGTCCGCGGCGGTGATATAAAAAACGCTAACTACCCTAACCTACAAAACTTTAAGATCGCGCTAGTTATAAAACGCGATTCAAAAAATTTTTCCCAGAAAAAAATCATGGCACCAAGAAAACCAAAATTTACCGCCAGTGGGCGCCCCAGTAATACAACTCGCAGGGGGCACAGTCGAACTGGAGCACAAAAACAAGCATCTCTGAATCGACGCAAAGGGTGCGCTAAATCTAAAAAGAGGTAAAAAAAATCCCCCAGGAAAAAAACTCCCAGGGGATTTAAAGTATTATAAAGAAAACTCAACCACCACTTCTAATTTGATTAATCATATCACCTTGTTTTTGCATTCCACTGACAACCTTGCCCATTGGAGTGGTTGATTTTACTTTAGTCTTGGGATCCTTTGCAAGTCCCACAAATGATTTGACAGTATCTATGATATTTTCTCCGAGAACTTCTTCAACAATACTCTGTCTCCACTCTTCACTCATATTTGCCATGATGACGAGAGCATTCTCATTTGTATCTGCATAACCTTCGGATACCAGATAATCGAGAATTGTGTCGAAGATATCAACATCTTCACCAACTACTTCACCTTCTGGTTCATAAGACTGTTTTAAAGCACTTCTAAGAGCACCTAAGTCACTACTTCTCATTCCACCTTCAGGAGTTCTACCAGCTCTAATATCTCCAAGTCTTTTAGCAGTTGCTAAGTCCTTATTTCTTCTTTCTTCAGCACCCTTTGCGCCACCACCGAGAACATAAGATGCTGTGGTTCCTAAGTCTTGCAAAGGCCCTTCTTCAAGTTGTTCAACATCTTCCTGAATTGTTTCAGGAGTCTCATACATCATTCTATAGGCTTCCATGCCAAGTTTTAATTCTCTGTCCATCTTTTGATTTTTGTGGGAATACAAATATTTATGACAGTGGTGCCTTTCAGTGCAATTCTCTGGTAGAATACAGGCGTCTCACACAAAACCACACATGTCTTTTTGGAAACTTGTTCTTGCTGGATTAGCAGTTAAATACTCTGATTTTCCTTTGAGAATTTTTTGGTTAATTGTAGCATTATTGTGTTTTGGACTGTATAATATTTTGAATCTTGTTTCTTCGGCAGTGAAGTCTGTGCAACCTTCTACGTCTTCTAGTTCTTATGGGGCGGCGCAGATTCTCTCCTGAATTGACTTCTAAATAACCTTGTGTTATGATACTTTATAAACCATTGAGGATTTTATGGCGAAAGGATTTACTGTAAAAGCAGCTGCACCTACGAGTGTAAATGCTGATGACTTTGATCTTGAAAAAGCAAAAGAAATGGCTCGTGGTAAGGCAGTTGTGTTCTGTCTTCCTGGGCGCGGTTGTTCTTATACCTTTTTAAAGAACTTTGTTCAACTCTGTTTTGATTTGGTTCAAAACGGAATGTCAATTCAAATCTCCCAAGATTATAGTTCCATGGTGAACTTTGCACGTTGTAAGGTGTTGGGTGCAAATGTTCTCCGAGGGCCAAAACAAATTCCTTGGGATGGTAAACTGCAATATGACTATCAACTCTGGATTGATAGTGACATCGTATTCAACACTGAATCGTTCTATCGTTTGGTTGCAATGGACAAAGACATTGCAGCTGGTTGGTACATGACTGAAGATGGGCATACCACTTCAGTTGCACACTGGTTGGAAGAAGAAGACTTTGCGAAGAATGGTGGAGTCATGAATCATGAAAATGGTGAAACGATGAGTAAGCGTCGTAAGCCTTTTACAGTCGATTACACTGGATTTGGTTGGGTACTAATCAAACATGGTGTGTTTGAATCTCTTGAATATCCCTGGTTTGCTCCTAAGATGCAAGTCTTTGAATCTGGTGATGTTCAAGACATGTGTGGTGAAGATGTTTCCTTCTGTCTGGATGCAAAAGAAAAAGGATTTGAAATCTGGTGTGATCCCAAGATTCGTGTTGGGCATGAAAAAACTCGTGTAATTTGAGGTATAAACTATGTCAAAACCAAAAGGTGCAATGAATAAGTCGGGTTATATTCCTGGTAAACCCAAACTGACTCGTCAAGGGCGTGGAACGAATACTAAATATGCAGCGAGTAGTCGTAATGGCGCTCGTAAAAAGTATCGTGGGCAAGGAATTTAATCAAATATAGATAAAGCAGGAAGAAATTCCTGCTTTTTTTATGAAAAATGGGATAGCAACCCCTTAAAAAGTTCTGATTTTCACTAATCAGGAGCTAAAAATGGAAGAAAAAGAGGTTCTCATTGAGACTTTGCATCAAGATTTAGTCAAGAATCGCCATAATTTATCAAAACAGACTGAATTGCACGAAAAAATCAGAAATGATGAGGATTACGATGATTGGGAATATGGTACTGAACCCACTTATGGGAAAATTACCATGTAAAACCCTATAAATATTCTTAAGGATCATAATATTTTTAATGGCTGTCCAAAGAGTCGATAAAAAATTTGTCGATATCAGTTTGTCTTTTAAGAGACATCCTGTGACAAATGATATTATTACAATTCGGGATGAAAATGCAATCAAAACATCCATTAAAAATTTGATTTTTACTAATCAGGGGGAAAGATTTTTTGATCCTTTGATTGGAAGTAATATTAGATCATATTTGTTTGAACTTGGAACATCTGAAACAATTATTGGGCTTGAAGATACCATTAAACAAGTTTTAAGAAATTATGAACCAAGAATAGAAATCACTAAGGTTGAATCTGTTTTTGATGAAGATGAAAATGCTTGTGCAGTTAAATTAACTTATAATATCATTGGATCCGAAGTTACTCCACAAAATTTAAATTTCATCCTTAAGGAAAATAAATCATAATGGCATTTACTCAGTATACAAATCTAGACTTCGATCAAATAAAACTGAGTATAAAGAATTATCTCAGGGCAAATAGAAGATTTACAGACTTCGATTTTGAAGGATCAAATCTATCTGTCCTGATTGATATTTTAGCGTATAATACATATATTAACTCATATAATGCCAACATGGC